GGATAGACATATAAGTTTGCTTGTGCGCCCATAAATGCGTATCCAGTCCATTGACCACCACCTAGTGCTTGCACACTTGCATCACAAGTAATATCACCACTAAAGAATATAATTTTAGTAGGATATGCACTTGCACTAGCAGATGTATCTATATCAGCAGTTCTAGTAACAATTAATCCTGCACTAGCACTTGCATCAGCATTACCTGTGATTGTTCCACTAAATGATATGGTTACTGTAGGTGCAGCAACAACAACACCATCATTGGTAATTGTTCCGTCACCATATTTAACACAAGCAGTAGACCATACAGCATCATCTAATGAAAATGCTAAACTGTCTAAACTACCAAATGTATCTAATGACTCTAGGGTAGTAAAACCACAAACATCAGCAGGCATGATTAAGCAAATGTAACAGTTAGTGAACCACTAGCAATTTTAAATACATCGCCTGTTGTAATGCTTTTACTTGTATCCAATGGTGTGTGGAATAGCATATTTCCTGATGTAGAAGCATCCCAGATACCAATGTGAGTTACAGTTCCCCAGTTAGCAGTTGCTTGTGGAAATTGCACATCAGCAGAGTTAGTTCCTGAACCGTTAGCAGGTGCACCCATTGTTACTGCTGTTCTAGCATAAGAACCACCTGATACCTCTGCTCCACTTGCATCATCTGTTGGATCAGCAGTATGTAATGATACATAAATGTTTGATGGTGAAGTGTATGCTGCGTTTCTTAACACATGGTCATACAGTTCGTTTTCTAAAAAATTCGACATTTCAGCCATAGTTGTTTACCTCGTAGAAAGTGTTATTGACATTGGTGATGATGGATATTCTGCATCATCATCGCTTGCTCGTAATGAAGCTACACCTCTATCGTATAGAGATGCCCATGTTTGGGTTCGTTCATCATTCATCAAGTAGGGTTCTGCTTCAGCAAGTGATCCATATAGTAATAAGTCAGGACAGTTTGCTAGAAACGCATTTGATGAATTTGTGTCACTTAAGTAATCAGGTTTATAGTAATAGATTAGTTTAAGTGTGTAGTTAGAATCTGGTGTTGGTGCAAATTGAAACTCGCTTGCTAATAAAGTATACATGGTAGGAACACCTTTTTCTGATACCCTAGCATTTCTAAAGAAATTAGATGAGTTTTGGAACTGCAATGTTCTGATTGGATTGCTTTGTATATGTATATCTTTCATTGCTAGAAAATCACTAGGTAATGCAACTGTATTATCATCAGCAGTCATTGTTGCTTGTGCAACTTTTAGCATATGTCTAATGCGTAAGTCTCTTGCAACTCTATCTTCAGCAAGACGAATAAATGTAGGGATTTGTGCTGTAAGATCACTACGACCAAGATAGTTTGCTATCTCTGTCTTTAAATCTGAATAGTTAGTAAATGCCATTATACTTTACCTTGTCGTGTTCTAAAGAAACGGTTGTCTGGGTCATTTAACCAAACACGAAATGCTTTCTGGTCAATCACATGAAAGCCTCTCATGATTCCTTTTTGGTTAAGTGTGTCTATTACGGTCAGTGGAATAGAAGCTATCTTATTGTCAAAGACATCATTACCCCAACGACCATTTGTTTGGTTATATTCTTGTTTGTTCTGTTCAATAATTGCGGATACATCTTGTGCAGTCTCAATCACTAATCCACCGTCATCGGTGTCATGAGCTACTTTGTTTCTAATATTATCTTTTTCTAATATCTTCGCCATAATAATCCTAAAAGGGTAATGCCCTCCGAAGAGGGCAATTATCCGTATTACTCTGCAAGGTCAGCAATAATTGCGTGAGCTGCTTCGTTTTTAACTTCAAGTGTGTATTCAACAAGAAGTTGTGTTTTTTCGCTGTCACCAGTTTTAGCTAATTCGTTTGTAGCGAATGGGCGTAAATATGCAACTGAAGCATATTCTGGATCAAGAACAAATGCTACTTCACCGTTGTCATCAGCATCAGCAGTCATGAATCTGTTAGGAACAACAGATAATGTACCGAAGTCTGATAAGTAAACATCAGCAGCACCAACGATAGTTGTTGGTTTGTCATTTGGTGCCATGTAGCGTTGTGCAGCAATACCAGCAAAACCTGATACTACTTGTTTTTGTGTTGGTGTAACCATAAGAACAGTTGGAGTACCACCTTGTTCGTATGCTTTTTTAACAGCAGATTTTAACATTGCTTCTGTGAACGCTGCATCTGTACCAGAAACACGAGCTGTAGTTCCGTTAGAACCAGCAGTACCTGCACCCACATAGTTAGTATTTAACCATGCTTGTAAACCACCTAATTTACGAGCTGTAGAAGCATCACCTGTTACAGCAGCAGTATTAGATAGTAATGTTTTTTCCATATCTCGTTTAAGTTCAGCAGAAGCTTTGCTTAATTGATATGCTTTTTCAGATTTACGACCAGCCTTATCGATAGACTCTAAAGTACCAGCGATTTGGATAGTTTTTTGTGAAATCTGTGTTCTGTTACCTTTACGAACAGTTGGAGTAGCTGTTAATGATGATGCATCTGCACCTTCAACTGCAGCGTTAGTTGCTACAGCAGCAGCTAATGAGTCTGTTTGCCATTCGTGGTATACAGCAGTTGCTTTTGTTTTACCAACAGATGACATAAATGGTGTGTCTGTTGGAGAAATGTTATAAATCACATCGGTTAAATCTTCACGATTACCAATGGATTGATAGGTTTGATATGTTGCCATGATTAATTCACTTCCTTATTAAATAAAGTTTTCAAAAAGAGCCGCAGCATCTCTGACTTTGCCAGTTTGCTTAAGCTTATTCAGTTGTTGTTTGCGAATATCACGATTACCTTCTTTTACCTTTGTTCCTGATTTAACCATCTTGGGTGCTTGAGCAACCTTTTTGTTTACAGCAGGTTTAGATTTCTGAAGTTTGTCGTACATCATCGCTTTGTGTAGCATTAATACATGACGAGAGTCGTATACTTGTGATAACTCTTGTTCTGTAAAACCTACACTCTTACCGTAGTTACGAATCTCATTTCTGATTTGTTCGCCTTTGGTTGGGTCTGAAAACTCTGGTAGGACTTGTGAAAGTTTTGTTGCTTCCTGTTGAACAAGTCTAGCCATTTCCTGCTGACGGTCTGCTTGTTGCTGTTGGGCAATGCGTTCCTGTTCAGCTCGTACTTGTGCTAACTGTTCTTTTTTTTCAGTCAGTTCTGCAACTTTGACTGCGTATCCTATTGGGTCGTTTTCCTTCATTGCGGCTAAATCTTCTGAACTGTCCTGACCTTGTGTCAAAAACTGTTCAATAGCTTGTAGCCGTTGAGCATAAGTATCCCTAACTTGTTTAGCCTCAATAATAGCTCTTGCTTCCGCTTCTACTGCCTTACGGTTCTCTGCTAACTCTTGAGTCTTTTTTGTGTAATCCGCACCAAGTTGATAACCTTGCATTAATTCTTCGAGGGTGACTTCTTTTTCTTCGCCAGCAGCTTTTACTGTATAGCGTGTTTCTTCAAGTTCCTCTTCTTCAACTTCAGATTCATTATCATCTTCAACTTCTACATCGTCTGCATCAACAACTTCATCTTCTGTTGCTTCCGCAGCTTCTTCGTAGTCTGCACTATCTTCTTGCTCTGTTTCAACAGTGTCTGGTTGCTCATTGGAGTCCTCACCTGCTGATAAGAAGCCTTCAAATTTTGCAGCAGCTTCATTCACAGTTAGTTCTCCACTTCCTTGTTCAGGAGTCATGGTTTCTTCACTCATTGTATTTCCTTAATGTTCCCTTTTGGCAAGGGTTGCCATTATAGAAAGGTCTATAATATCTTCCACGCTTTATCTTTAATGTCACTGTCTTTAGTGATTGATTCAAGATAAGCCATGATTTCGTCTATAGCTTGCAATCGGTTGTAATATCTTTCTCGTTCTTCTTTTTGGTGTGCTTCTGAATAACGAATATTATTGAGTTGATTGTCTCTTAACTCTTCGATTACATCTAAAAATTCTTGCGATTGTAATAAATTACGAATTGCTTCCTGTCGTGTCATTTGGACTTCCGTAGTTAATTGGTGAACCTAGCAGTCCACTTAAATATCTCCCAGCTCCATAGTTACCTGTTGGTGTTGCCATAGCAGTTGGGGTCGATAAAAATGATGTTACATTTGGTGTTGGTAATGGTGCAGGTCTGGGTGCTTGTGAATATACATAAGCCATAGAAGGTGAATATTCATACATTTCTGTATCACCTATTTTGCTTTTACTAAATCCTGTTACATCTGTATTTACTGGTTTAAACGATTGGTCACCACGAGTAATTGTTCCTTCTGCTGCTCCACCACTTGCCTGCCAACCACCACTATATCCA